GTTCGTCGAGGATAAATAGACCAAAAAATATCAAACTCTTTAGTTAATTGGTTCTTGTTAATTGATTCTCGTTCATTGGTTCTAGTTAGTTGGACATCCGTGTCCTCTCGTCCGGACATATTTGTCTCGTCGATGGTCAAATCTGTCCCTTCCCCGGTCAAATCTGTCCCGTCCGGAGTCAAATCTGTCTCGTCGAATGGCTCAAATTGTGACCGCGGATCGACCTGAAACACCTGATAGCGCTTCGAGGCGTAACGGCTAATCTGCCATGACCGGATGCACTCAGCGTCCACTAGCTCCTTCACGGCCCGGTCTACCGTCTTAGGCGAACAACCCATCCTGTCTGCGAGTGTTTCGCGTGCAGGGAATGCTTCGCCCGTCTGCCAATCTGCAAAGCGCGCGAGGACGACATACAGCTTCAATCCTGTTGGACTGAGGTCGCGTTCGATAACCCATTCGGGGACCAATGAGAATGGTCCTATCTGGGAATTGACTTTCATCTTCTACTCCAATCTGTCCGGCTATCCCGTATGATTGGAAGTAGCCGGCACCTTATCTGCCGGTTTTCTGATGGGCCCTCGCAAATCCACCCGCGGGGGCTCATCTCATTTTCAGTTGTAACTACCTGTCTAGTCTACTACCCCGCTGGGTGTCCACTCGGGTCCCCAATAAACCCCGGACCGTAAATGCTAATCATCGTAGTCTTAGCCGTCCGCTCATCCAAAATCGACACCCTTCCATCGGGCTCTAATAAAAACCACCCTTTGCCGGGATACCACACCGGCACCACATCCGCGAAGCCCTGATCGTGCACCCAACGCGGCATCGACCACCCCAACTTCACACACAGGCGATGGAAATCCGCGCTCGCAGTCTCAAGCTCATTGTGAATCATGCACATAGTGACCAAATTGTCGAACCCGTCACGCTCAGCACTTCCACCCATACCCCGACCCGCCCGATGTTGCAGAGTCAAATCACCACCACAAAACCCGAACACACCCTTCGCTATACACGTCTCACCGTCGCGGACAAACACTATGCGTCGTTTTTGGGCGAGGTTTAGTTTTGACTTTTTACCGATCGACATCTTCCACCTCAGCAGCAATCTTTTCGATAACCTCTTGCGCTGATTCCTCCCACTGAAACACCTTGACCAAATCGAGAAGCGTCTGCATATCCATTGTGACCCACCAGTCCTCCGCGCGGGACTTACCCACACGTTTATGGATCACTACGGGCATGGCGGTGCCGGCTTGCTCTTGCGCTTGCTTCCACCATCCCGCCAAATCCGTCCGAGTGTGGTTCTTGACTTCAATTGACATGGGAAAATCGGACACAATGTCTTCACCACGTTGTGTCCCGTTGCGAGCGTTCCTCGAGGTTTCAGCCTCCCAGCCGGCCCTCCGCAGGGCGTGCACCACTTCCACTTCGGCAGCGTTACCCTTACGCCTAGAAGCTGACCCGCTCATTTTGGGAGCACCTCAAAGACCCACATCGACCGGCCATGGAAAAGCTCTAACACTGTCCGGGTTTCTTCCTTGACGAGTGTCCATCCGAACATAGTTTGGCGACGTAACGGGTAACGAATAATCCTTACCCGCCCGATCATCCACCGCTCAGTCATAACCCCATACTACCGAACCGGCCTCAGAATGTGGGGGAACGCTGACACGGTGTGGAATGCGTGCGAACGCCGACATTTGGAAATGTGTGCGAACGGCCACAAAACCCCACCCACAGCCCACAGAAAGCCGTCTAAGGCCCTCAACATGCGTGGACGTGCAGGTTTACCTCAAGCCCTAAAACCGTCACTCACTTGTACAAGATGCACAACTAGGCAACTGGGCGACGACGCAACATCTGCCGCCGCTCGGGAGGCGAAAACCCACCCCACAGGCCAAACGGCTCCCCCGCATCCAACGCATACGACAGGCACAGATCCTTCACCGGGCACTCCGAGCACAACAATCTTGCTGTGGCGTATTGGCTACGGTCGCCCTCATCAGTGTTAAAAAACATATCCGGGGCGTTCTGACACGGCACCACACCGCCTTCATCCTGGATAGCCTGGTCTAGGTCCTGCCAGGAGGTCACTGTTCGGCCTTCTCAAGTGAAGCCAACGCGATACGGAACTGTTCATCGGTGAACGTGTACTCGCCACGTTTAGTTTGCAGGTCGTGTTGTTTTGTTCCGCTTGTGGATCGTGGCCGTTGCCACTGTTTCGCTTCCTGCAAAGACTCAATCGTCCTCATGCGGCGCGCTAGGAGTGTTTCGGACACCCGTTCGGCTCTGCGTATTTGTTCCCTGTTCATAGGTTCCACCCTTCTCTGGTGCCCAAACTGTACCAATTTTGTGACACCGGAGGCAAATCCTTAACAGAATGTAGAGCTTCTGACACTTAGCGCACCCGTTAGTGTCACTTAGCAAAATATGACACCAACGCCATAAACAAAGAAACCCCCACCAGGTTAGTGAGGGCTCTTTGACTTGGCGCTCGAATCCGCAAAAACATAGACGTGAGCTTCCACATTTTTGGAAACGCTACCGGTCAAAAGTATACCGAAAACGGTACAGTTCTGACACAAAAAAGTCCCCCCGACTAGCCGAAGCCAACGAGGGGAACTGTTAACAACAGTCTATCCTGTCGGCACCCCAAAAATATCCCCGCAGGTATCACACAGGCCACGGTTCTCCATCGCCTCAAAAATGCCACAATTGTCACACTTCATACACCTACTCCTCTTTCAAAATTGATTTGACACGCCCCATAACATGACTTAAAAAAATCGCGTGTAATTCACCCTCCGCAAAGTCAGAATCTACTTCTCTAGCCCAATTCACAACCGGATCAATATAGGCAGAAACGTCGGCCTTTTCTATTGGCTTACCGCTTAAGCGTTCGGCGGCCGTCTCCAACGCAATAACAACCGCAGCAAGTTCCAACTGGTCCTTAATTTGTTGATTAACTAACGGCATTTTGTTTCCGAAACGGCGGACTCGGGTAGTAGCATTTTCCGTCAATAACTTCTGGTCGGTGTTGGTCGCAAAAAGCCTGGGGATAGAGATAGTCCTTTTCAAGCGGGACAACCCAAGACAAAGTAGTGCAAATCGACCACCTTTCCTTCCCTGAAGCGCGCCCCCGTTCCCACTGGCATTCAATACACATGTTCATAGTCTGGCCTCCGCTGCCAATAGTTTCGCCATAGTCGACTGCGCCACAATCTCACTGTCGATAACGCGCAGTTTGGTTTTGATTCGGTTCACCGAAGCCTTAGCCAAATCCCTAGCAAGGCGAACATCCGCCGCGATCAGTTTCGCCCGAGCAGTACGCTCCGCCACCGACCCCTCAGAATCCAAAAACGCCCTAGCCTCAACCGCATCCAACTCGTTCTCAGCGTGCGCTAATTCTTCCTCAGCCTCAAAAAGGGCCTCCACGCCCCTCCGACTCGTCGCCGTCAACTCCGACAACTCCTGCAGAATCCGTGTCGTCTCCACCTAACAACCCCAACCTTTCAACAACAATAGGCCGCCAAAATAAGGCCGCCTGGAGGTCACCCCGAAGGATGGCTTGATTGTACGCTTCGAGCACTTCACGAGTTGCCGCCCTCACTATTGCCGAGTTCACTCGCCCGTGCCTCCAACTTTTTCAGAATGTCTTTGTCAGCTCCGGCCTGTTTCGCGTGAGCCCACAAGACCCGAAGTTGCTTAACATCGTCTAGCTTATCTGCCTCAGACAGCCAGTCTCGATTTTCCATCCGTTCGACCTTCTCCATCTCCGAACGGCTAGGACCTTTAGACCCGGCAAACGCCCACCTAAGCGCCCGACCGAGCGCAGACGTGCACGCATTCTCCAACGCCGAAGTCTTGTTAGCCATCCCCTCGCCATCAATCTCAAACGCCCACTCAGTCGCTTTAGGAATATCCGCCGCCTGATCGCCAGCATCTTTATACACCCGAGCTTCCACAACCCAAGTGTTGCGTTCCCTGTCTCCCGGTGTGGTGTGGTTGTTAATCACTACCCGCAGGTCTGGATGGAGCTCCAGTGCCCTTGCGTGGCGTTCCTCCACAGTCTCATATTGCGTCAAATCGAATCTAGCCATTAGTCCATTCCCTTCAACCACTTGTTAACCGTCCGACGAGGAACCCCAAACAGTTCCCCGATTTCCAACTTCTCAAACCCCAACATGCGAAGTTTTCGAGCACGCAACATGCACTTAGTCTCTAACCGGTTCTCCAACAACCGAGCTTGGGCATACTCGTAGCCCAACTTAATCACCTCTGACCGAAGCAAGTTCCTCACCCGGCTGGCCTGCCGTTCTTCGTCCACCTCGTCCAACACTTGAACAGTGATGTCTTCGATTTTCATTAGTTCCTCCCTCAAAATCCGTTACAGACGTGGCCTATGTGGCACTGTTTTCGCCGTTCACAAAAGCCCACAACCGGTCCGCCACTTCGACAAGTTCCGCGATCATGTCCTCATCACGGAACACAATCCCCGCCACCGGCAAAAAAGCGGCAGGCACAAACTCGCCATCGACTTCCTCACGCACCAACCAAGACACAATGCACGACTGCGCCCCGGTCACATGCAACTGCCACTGAACCTGTCGCTTGTACCGGAGGGGAAGTTTGTCAACGTGGCCCCAATCCTTACCCGTGGTTTTATACTCACCGATAACAGTGTGACTATCTGAAACTCCATCGGGAGTGCAAAGATGCCGAGGATTGTCACCTGCTATCAACCACTCATTCGGGCGCACCTGAAAAG